AAAAAATTAATTTTGTTTAACAAGTTTAATTTGTAAGTTTCGAGTCAGGAAAACGGGCCGAAAATGAGCCAGAAATGGCTTCTTTTTGAAGCGAAACTAAATCGATGGGCCTCTAATTCTTTTTTTGGTACAAGAAAAAAGACCAAAATGGGAGGGTTCGACCGGAAGTGCATAGCACATCCAAACAGCTTGGGGACGGTAAGTTGTTGATTTTATTGGGTAATGGCGCGGGTGTTCCGAGAATCCGAAAAGTCAAAATGTATCCCCCCCCCAGAAGGGTAAAAGTGAATTTTTTTCCTTTGAACAAGAAAAAATTAGACCCCCCAGCGCCATTTATGACAAAGCTTACAACTGGCGCGGGGGATAAAAAAAGGTTCCGGCTCAAAGTAGAAGGTACTTATTCTGAAGTGAGTGAGATTTCCCTTCTGCAGCGCCACTTTAGCGTCCCCATCCAGGTTGGATTTTTTTTTTTTTTTGGATGGAAATTTTCATGCCAGCTTTTTGGCACGAAACTTGCTTTCTATGCTAAATAGCCCCCTATATTTTGTGGTTGTGGGGGCTATTTAGTGGTGTTAAATGCGGATGCTGTCCATCAGGTTGAAGTCGTGTGCTGCTGCCCACGCATCTTCGCGTGAGTAGAGATAGAGTACCTCTCCCGGCGCCCAAGTCGTGGCATGATTTTTCAGTGCATCGTAGAGATGCCATGTTCCGCGCTCAAAGCGTGGTGTGTAACGTTGCGTCGGTTGCGGTTGGCGACGTTGGGATTGGTTGAGGTTGTTACTACGCAGTCTGAGGTATGCCATCATTAGCTCCAGTAGTATTTCTAGACGTTGCGTCTAGAACGCGTCCGAATGAACGCGACAGTACCCACGTAATTGTGGGTACTAGCTTGTTCACTCTACGGCAACAGCAAGTGTATCTGTTGCATACACCACCACCATCGTTGCGCCCAGTATGCTAGCTCTTCTTTTTCTGCCTTTAGCAGTTCTTCTCTAGCTATAGCGAGTTTTGCTTTCCAAAATTGTATTTGCACTTCTCGCAACATCTCATTCTCCTTCGTACTGTTTCAACAAAGCTTCTAACGCTTCGCTAAATTCAATTTCTGACGTGTACGTCAAAGCGTACCCTACATTCTTGTCGTTGATGTAGAGTTTGCGAATGTTGTTGGGATATACGCAGCCTACTCGGATGCCGAGCTTGTTTGTGTATATGTCGAGGGCGGTGATGTCTTCTTCAGACAGTGTTCCAACAGTGATTGGCATCATGCTTCCTTAGTGATCTTGCGGTTGATCTTGCGAGTGACCTTGATGTTGTTGTTCTTTTGAATGAAGCTTCCTCCGCTCCATGCGATGGTTTGTTGACGGACCATGCGGAACGGCATGAGTTGCAGCATACCATTGTCCTTGACGTTGTGGAAAGTACGCATCTTCAGCTCCAGTGCTACAGGTTTTCTAGACTCCGCGTCTAGAACGCGTCCGAATGAACGCGACAATACCCCCGCGCTGTAACGCAGGGGTATTAGCTAGTTCACTTCAACTTAGCCGACGTATACACGTTCCTTTTGTGCTCTCCAAACGATGGTGACGAAGACCCTTAAGTCATTCTTCTTCGGGCAGATATGACCAATGCTCTTCGGATTGGTCTTCTGCGCACGTTCGATGCGCAGCCTCTTGTTCTTGTCGGTACGCTGGCGCTGCAGCTTGCCGCTGTTGCTGCGGCTGTTGCGGCCGTACTTTTGATTCGCCTTTTGCTTTGCCATGTTGGGCTCCATCAGTTTTTCTAGACGTTGCGTCTAGAACGCGCTCGGTGAACGCGGCACTGCTGCCATGTAGCGGCAGTAACTCGCTCACTTCACAACATCAGTCGTCGAATTCCCAGTAAAAGGGATTCCTCAGTTCTTCGCGCCCGTAGCTGTACGGTTCTGTACCAAAAAACATTCTTTCCCAGTTCTCCCACACTTTGGGGTCTGTGCTGTATATCGAAACTTCGTACATAGATCTGTTAGGTGTGAACGCGGGGTTCTCGCGTTTGGTATACGTGAAGGTTTTGTTGACGAGTTTGGCGACGAGGGACATGACTATCTCCAGTTTTTCTAGGCGCTGTGTCTAGAACGCGTCCGAATGAACGCGTCACTGCACAGACTCGCCGCGCAGTGACGTGGTCACAAAAACGCAGGCCGAAACCCGGTCCTGTGTCTTATGTCTTATATAAGACTTTGTTTTCTTACAAGTAAAAAAGAAATGGGGGACGGAAGCCTATTCAGCTTTTTTGAACGGATTGGGGGTGATCCACTAAAAAAAGATGAATGAAAAAAATGCGGCCTATGTTCCCTTCACTTGGAACATAGGCCGCGCAGTTAACATAACGTCTTGACTGCTCCGATCAGTCAGTGACTGAACAGTTCAGATCACTTCGCGCCACACAGCAGCAAGATGTGCTTGGCGTGACGCACCATCGCACGCTTCGCATCGGTGCTCAAATCCTCGCGCCCGGCCATCTTCTCCAGCCGAGCGAACGTGGCTTCCACGGTGGCGACGCTCTTCTCTCCCTTGTCGAGCTTGGAAAACGCCGCGCGAGCCTTGTTCGCCTCGCGCATGCGCTTCTGCGTCGCCCCGGTGATCAGCCCGCACACGCGAGACAAAGCCTTCTGCGCGGCACTGCCGCCCTCGAAGGTCTTGCCGCTGCTCCATTCGAGCTGTTTCCCGCGCGTGCTCGCGTCACGGGGCTCTTCGCTGTAGTGCGCTGCGAGCATCTTCACTGCCGCAGCGTGCGCTGCGGTCCACTCGGAACGAGGCAAGCCCTTGTCTTCCGCGAGCGTGGCCGCTGCGCTCTTGAGGTCAAAGGCAGCGATGGCAAACCGCACATAACCGTTGATCTTCGACATGATGCGTCCTTTCACGCATAGTGCTGGTGTAGACGATCTAGACAACCCTGTCTAGATACGCCATCGATGCAGCACCATCCATCGATACCTCTATTATACCATATCGGGGTTTGCTGGCAGGGTGTAGCTAGGCTAAGCTACCCTGCAAACCCCACCTACCCCGATCCCCCCGCTGCTGAGTGACGTGGTGACTTTGTGGCCCACACACTATTCCGTTCAAACGGCGAAACCATGCCAAAAACCACTTCAAAAACTACATTTTCTATATATTTAAAAATAATACCCTACTATTTTAGTTGGTTTTTGCGACGTTTTTTGCACAAAGCATTTCTTTTTTTTTTTCTACGCATACTTAGAAATAATACCCGACTATTTTAGTTGGTTTTTATTGGTTCTGTGTTTTTTCATCTATAGTCGAGTGCGTAGTGAGTCGCTGCGGAAAGACGCAGGTGCACGAATCCCCGGCCCTAGCGGTACACTAGGCCGTGCGGTGGTTTAAAAGAAGGTTGATCGCTTCTCGCCCCGCCAACGCCGGAACTGGTACCCAATCCAGTACTCACCGCGTTAAAACGTGTGTTTTATGCAACAACCTCTCTTGGAGATACAAAGTGACTTTCGTTCTTGAAGACAACGTTCCTGTTACCCCCCGGCGCAATGCCGGCAAAGGTGGGCGCCGTGGTTCGAAATACCCGTTTGCGCAAATGCAACCTGGGCAATCTTTCTTGGTGCCTGAAGACGTGAGAGCGCTTACTGTACGCAGTGCTGTTGGTGCGTTTAATAAACGCCACCAAACAGGTAGCAAATTCGCTGTACGCGTTACCCCTGAAGGTACGCGTGTGTGGCGAGTGCAGTAATGAAAAAAGGGGGACAGGTGTCGCGCCTGTCCCCCTAACCGCGCCTTTGGCGCGTGCCCCTCTGGAGAATGTAGAAAAAAGAAAGAAATCTGAGTGTAGTATAGCCTCACCCCCGCGCCATGTTGCAACACCTTTTGGCTTTTGAACCCGAGCCGCTGTCCCAGGCGGCTGTTGACTTTGTGCCCGTCGAGGAAGCATCCCCCGCGCAGATTGTCAGTGGCAAAGGCAATGCGCAGACCTTCCTCGAAAGGATGGGCGTGCAGGAGGAGCCCAGCCACGACCCGGCGTTTGAACGCGCCTTGGCTCATCAAGCCTTCGGGAGCCTCTCCGGCGCCACTCCTGCGCCGTCTCAAGAACATGTAAAAAACAACGTGTTGTCTTTGCGGACTCCGGAAGCGGTTCGCAAGACTGTGCAGATGTTGACTGCGTATGAATGGGAGTTTGTAGAACAAGCTAAAAACATACGTGGATATATTGTATCTGGTCTGATGGACGAGACAAAGAATTCGAAACCAGAGATTCGCCTCAAAGCATATAAGTTGCTTGGGGATGTTACTGAAGTTGCGCTGTTTACTCAACGAACAGAAGTTGTGACTAAGAATCTCTCTGACGCGCAAATAGAAGAAGAAATTAACAAGCGCTTAGAGAAGCTTACAATAAATGTAGATACTCCGCTGTTAGAACGAGTGGATTCTGATGTGGATGATGAGTAAATGAAAAGTAAATTAGAAACGCGCTTGACTAGACAACTAGCGTCTAAGGGAGAAAAAGATGCTGCTGGGTTAGCTAGAGCGTTACTAATTAGCAGAAAACACATAAATACTGACGGCAGTCTCACAAAAGAAGGATCTGAGCGCCAGTCCCTCGGCGCCAGTGGCCGCGCAAAGGACCGCGCTGCTAAACGTAGCGGGCGATCAGTAGAAGAGTATAAATACGATAAGAAAACTAATAGTGCGACATTAAAGAAGTGATAAAAATAACATGAAGATTCTTCAATTAAATATTAATGAGCCGGAAAAAGCGTTACAATGTTTAGACGATTTAAGAAAAGCAATAGAAAATGAAGAAATAATAGCGTTTGCTGCTGTTGGTATTGAGCCTAATGATGTTACTAGATATTGGCAAGGCTCAACTAAAAAAATAACTAATTTGCGATTAATTGGTGCGATAACAGCATTACAGAATTTTGTGTTAAATAGCGATTAATGACTCCAGAAAAAATAGAAGCGTTGCGGAAAGCGTTGCCGATGATGCCGGCAGCGGAGAAGATGCGTGTTTTGGAGTTATTAGATGAGTGGAATAAGAGAAGAGAAGCGGATAAAGCGAGGGAGTCGCTGTTAACGTTCGTTAAGCGTATAAATCCAGCGTATAAAATAGGTCCACACCATAAAATCCTTGCTACGAAGCTAGAAAAGGCGGCGAGGGGGGATTTGGATAGGCTGGCAACGGCTATCGCGCCTAGATTTGGTAAGTCTCTGCTTCTTTCTTTGTATTTTCCAGCTTGGTTTATGGGCAATTACCCTGAACAAAAGCTGATAATTTCGTCACATACGGCTGATTTAGCTGTAGATTTTGGTAGAAAAGTACGAAATTTAATTGATTCTAATGAGTACAAGTCGATATTTCAAGGCGTCACTCTTTCAGCGGATAGTAAATCGGCTGGTAGATGGAATACAGGACAAAATGGAGAATTTTTCGCGTGTATTCGGCATCATTCTCAAGTAAGTACAACAAAGGGATTTAAAGACGCAGTAAATGTGCAGGTTGGCGATGTTTTGTTCAATGCTGGTACGCCAGTCAAAGTAGTTGCAGTGTACAACAGCATGCACGAAAAGACGTTTTGCGTTGCAGGGCTGGAATGTTCTGAATTTCACCCAGTCTGGACCATGAATCGTGGCTGGGTTTACGCAGGAAAAATTTCTTCCTCAGATATCTTGCGCACGGAGAATTTTTGGGATAAGCTGAAGGCCTTTTTAAGGAGAACCTATGGCTATCTGGAACACTTCTCCATATCGACGCTGGTACAACATCAAGTCTCGCTGCGAAAATCCCCACAACGAGAAATACAAGTACTACGGTGGACGTGGAATTTTGCTTTGCGAGCGGTGGCAGAATTTCGACAACTTTTTTGCAGATATGGGCAACCCACCTTCGCCCAAGCATACGGTTGGCAGGAAGGACAACAATGGCCCATACAGTCCCGAAAACTGCCGCTGGGAGACACCCGTAGAGCAGGCGAACAATCGGTGCACGAATGTAGTGGTCGAGGGCAAGACTCTCGCGCAAAACGCACGGGATTTAAACATAACGCCAGAGGCGCTCGCTTACCGCATCAAAGTAGGAGCAAATATACTTTCGCCGGAAAAGAAACGACGGAAGAACTGGAAACGTACGATCCACCAAAAAACATTGGATGGGCAGTTCGTTGCAGTGCATGGCTCATTGGCAGAAGCATCAGAAGCAGTAAACCCAAACAACACTCATGCAGCATTAAAAAGCATCTGGAGAGTGTTGGAGAAACAGCGCAAAAGCTATGCGGGTTTTTGTTGGGAGTTCGCCCCGCAGGAAGGATTGCAATCACTTCCGACACAAGAGAGCCATTTGTAAATTTTCTTACTGATGGGGATCACACATTTTTTGCAAATGGCGTTTTGACACATAATTGCGGTGTAGGCGGCGCTATTGCTGGCCGTGGTGCAGATTTACTCATTATAGATGATCCGTTCTCAGAACAGGACGTACTTGCCGGGAATTATGACGTTTTTGATAAAGTATACGAATGGTATGCTTACGGAGCACGAACGCGCCTTATGCCGGGCGGCAGAGTCATTGTTTTACACACAAGATGGGCTAAAAACGATTTAATTGGCCGTATTTTAGACGAAAGTGTAAAAAATAAAGAAGCAGATCAGTGGGAATATATTGAATTTCCTGCTATTTTAAATGAAGGCACAGATAGCGAGAAGTCACTTTGGCCTGAACAATGGTCTCTAGAGTCCCTTCGACGCACCCGCGCCACTATGCCCATATTCCAATGGCAGGCGCAGTATCAGCAAGCCCCGACAAGTCAACAAGGCGCGCTAATCAAGAAAGAATGGTGGAAAACATGGAAACAAGCAGATCCGCCTCATTGTGAATACATAATTATGTCGCTTGATGCGGCACAAGAAGTAAATAAGAGAGCTGACTATTCTGCGTTAACTACTTGGGGTATTTTTTATAAAGATGATGAAGATTCTGGAGAAAAAGTAGCGAATATAATTTTGTTAAATGCTATAAATAAACGAATCGAGTTTCCACAATTAAAAGAACTTGTATTAAAAGAATACAAGGCGTGGAATCCCGATTCGTTTATTATTGAGAAAAAATCTAATGGTGCCCCTCTGGCGCAAGAGATGCGGCGCATGGGTATACCGATACAAGATTATACCCCTACTCGGGGCACTACAAGCAATTCGAATTCCAAATACGCGCGAGTAAATGCCGTAGCAGATATTGTTCGTTCTGGACTTGTGTGGGCGCCAGAATATAAATGGGCAGAAGAAGTAATTGAGCAATGTAATGATTTTCCTAGTGGAAAATACGACGATTTGTGTGATACAGTTGTGATGGCTTTGATGAGATTTCGTAACGGCGGTTTTATTACTCTTCCTTCAGATGAAGATTATGATGCCCCGTCGTTTATGCCAATTAGAACAGCTAGATATTATTAGGACATAACATGAGTATTGAAAAAGCGTTACCTGGCAACGGAGCCATGACTGATGGTGTGTATAACACACAAATTACAGATATTACACAGCGGGCTGATCCAGAAATTGAAATAGAAGTTGTTTTGCCGGAAGCAGAAGTTACAGAGATTGAAATAGAAGCGGAAATAGTAGATAAGCATGATGCTAATTTACTAGACACTGTTTTTAGTTCACCAGAAGAATTTAACAAGATTCAAAGTAAGGCTACTGAGTGGATTACTCAGTATGAAGAAGATTTGCGTTCTAGAACGCAATGGGAAGAAACGTATAGAAAAGGACTGAAGTTACTTGGGCTTCAGATCGAAGAACGAAGCGAGCCTTGGTCCGGCGCTTGCGGAGTGTTTCATCCGCTATTAACAGAAGCAGTAGTTCGATTTCAGTCTGAAGCTATAACAGAAACGTTTCCTGCACAGGGACCTGTAAAGACTCAACTAGTAGGTAAGCAGACAGCAGATAGGCTAGCCGCAGCAGAGCGCGTTAAAGAAGACATGAACTGGCGCTTGACTGAAGAAATGCCTGAATATCGCGTAGAACATGAGCGGTTGTTATGGAGTCTTCCAATTGCTGGATCGGCGTTTAAAAAGGTTTATTTTGATCCCAGTCTTGGTAGGCAAACATCTGTATTTGTTCCTGCAGAAGATGTAGTAGTTAACTATGGAGCTACGGATCTTAATTCTGCTGAACGTGTAACACATGTAATGAAACGATCCAAAAATTGGATCGAAAGGATGATTACAAGTGGGGCATATTATGATGAAGAAATTGGGGACCCTGTTGTATCTGCGGATGAAACACAAGAAGCAAAAGATCAAATATTGGGTGTTGATGGCTCTAACTCAGAACAATACCCAATCTTAGAAATGTTAGTTGATGCTAACATTGAGCCAGTTAAAGAAGGAGAAAACGAACAATCGTATGATTGGCCATATGTAGTAACAATAAATAAATCTACAAATAGATTAATGTCTATTCGTAGAAATTGGGATGAAAATGATGCTGTTAAGAAAAAATTACAGCATTTTGTTCATTACAATTATATTACTGGTTTTGGATTTTACGGATTTGGTTTAATTCATTTAGTTGGCGGACATGCTGATGCTGGCACATCTTTGCTTCGTCAACTAGTAGATGCTGGCACATTATCTAATCTTCCTGGTGGATTTAAGACTAGGGGTTTGCGGGTAAAAGGGGAAGATAAACCAATTCGACCTGCAGAATTTAGAGATGTTGATGTTACAAGCGGCACTATTAAAGACAACATCTTGCCTTTGCCATATAAAGAACCTAGTGCTACATTATATAATTTACTTAATACTATTGTCGAAGATGGTCGTAAAGCAGCCAATATTTCTGATGCTGCTTTTAGTGACGCAAATCAAAATGCCCCAGTCGGCACTACTCTGGCATTAATTGAACGACAACTTAAAACACTATCTGCTGTTCAGGCTCGCATACATGCAGCGATGCGCATTGAGTTTAAGCTAATTAAAAAGCTAGTAAAAGACAACAACGAGCGTGCATACCAGTATGATGCCGATCCTGATAGAATGGCAAAAACGGGTGATTATGAAATTACTGAAATAATTCCAGTTAGCGATCCTAATGCTACTACAATGGGTGTTAGAATTGCACAATATCAAGCAGCGTTTGATTTAGCTCAAAAAGCCCCACAACTATATGACCAAGCATTTTTACATAGAGAAATGCTGCAAACGCTTGGTATAAAAAATGCAGACAAGATTGTCCCGATGCCGCAGGATCAGAAACCGCGTGATCCTACAAGCGAAAATATGGCAATTTTGATGAGTAAGCCAGTAAAGGCATTTTTGCAGCAAGATCATCAAGCACACATAATGGTGCATCAGTCATTTATGAATGACCCAAAGATTGGCATGTTGCTTGGGCAAAATCCAAATGCGCAAATAATGTTTAATGCAATGCAATCACATATTGCGGAACATACAGCGTATTTGTATCGGGCACAAATACAACAGGCTATGGGCGTAGATTTGCCCGATCCCAATCAAGAAATGGATCCACAGGCAGAGTTTGCTTTAGCCGGGTTACTTGCGCAGGCTGCGCAGATGGTGCAGGCGCAGAATCAGAACGAGCAAGCACAAGCCGTGGCACAACAGCGTACTCAAGATCCGCTGATTCAGATGCAGCAGGCTGAGTTGCAGTTGAAGGATCGTGAAGTCAAAGTCAAGGAAAGTGATCAGCAGCTTAAGTGGGCAGTTGCGCAAGCGGAGGGTAAAGTAAACGCCCAAAACGCACCGGCTAAAGCTCAACTAGAGAATCAAGCGACGGTAGTAGATATTCAAGCGAAAGCCACACGCGCCCAAAACGAGGAGCGTAGGAAGGAGGAGGCGCATAGACAGCAGATGTCTCTTTCGTCTATGCAGGCGCTAAGTGCTGAAGAACGTAGAAAGAGACAAGCTGCTATACAGGACGCTGTTGCAATAGATAATGCCAGACAACAAGCTAGGCTAAAAGAGCGCATGGCGCAGCAGCAAGAACAGTTAAAGAAAGTTCAGATGAAGCAGCCACAGCCTGGAGATAAAAAATGAGCGATTTTCAGGGATTTATTAGTCATTATCAGCAAGAGTTGTCTGAAGAAAGAGAACGATTAGTAAGAGTATTAATTACCGGCAATATTGTATCTTTTGAAGAATATAAATATATTGTTGGTAAATTGTGGGGTATGGAGCGTTCATTAGAACGACATAAAGAACTTGTTGCCTTAAGGGAGAATTATGACGATGAACGAGCAAGTAGAAAATAAAGAAGTTGCCAGTCAATTACCAGATCCGGTCGGATATAAAATGTTGTTAATGCTTCCGGAAACATCGGAAACATATGAATCTGGTATTTTAAAGTCTGATCAAACCCGTCGTAATGACGAAATTGCTTCAGTAGTAGCGTTTGTAGCTAAAATGGGGCCTGATTGCTATAATGACATTAAAAAATTTCCAACAGGAGCTTGGTGCAAAAAAGGTGATTTTGTTATTATACGCCCGTATAGTGGCACAAGAGTAGTTGTACACGGCAAAGAAATGAGGTTTGTTAACGATGATGGTATCGAGGGTGTTGTTCAAGATCCGCGTGGCATCAAGAGAGTTGGGGGTTAATTATGGCTAGGTTAGATCCAGAATTTGATATTGAAGCTGAACTTGATTTAGGCAGTTTAGATAAAGCTTCTGAGAAAAAAGAAGTTGCAGAAATAGAGATTGAAGAAGTACCAGATCCTAAAATTTCTGCTGCAGATGCTAAAGCAAAACCGTTAGCTGCGGATGATAATCCGGAGCCTACAGAAGAAGAGTTAGCTGCTTATTCAGAACAAGTACGTAAGCGTATTGAAAAGCTTACGCATGCTCGACATGATGAGCGTAGAGAAAAAGAATTAGCTCAACGCGAACGAGATGAAGCTGTTGCTTTTGCGCAACAAGCATTAGCAGCTCAACGAACGCTTGAAGAACAAACAAAAAAACTTACTGAACAATCGATGACATCTAGTTTAGCAAAACTAGATGCAGAGATTGCTGCAGCTAAGCAGAAGTATATTGAAGCAGCCAATGAATACAATACGGAGGCGATGGCTGAACAACAGATGCGAGTAGCTGAGCTTATTGCATCGAAAAAGCAAACAGAAGCACAAAAATTTCAGCAATCCACCGCCCAATCCCTTGCGCAACCCCCTGGTTCTGGTGTACAAAGGCAACCAACAGCGCAACCTGCCCCCGATACACGGGCTCGGGACTGGGCTGCAAGGAACGACGCTTGGTTCCAAAAAGACAGAGCGATGACCGCCTTCGCGTTCGGAGTGCACGAAGATTTGGTCAGCAGGGGTGTGGACCCGCGTACTGACGCCGAGCTTTACTACAAGAAGCTCGATGAAGAAGTCAGGAAGCGCTTCCCTGAGAAGTTTGAGTCCGAGCCTCAACGCACACCCCGCGCTAGTCCTGTCGCACCTGCCTCGCGCATGGTTGGCGGACGTAAGAAAATAACCCTCACATCAACAGAGCTGTCGTTGGCTCGACGTTTGAACGTCACGCCTGAACAGTTCGCAGCAGAAAAGTTGAAACTGGAGCAACGTAATGGCTAATGCAGAAGTTCGAACAGCTCGTGAAACTACAGTACGTGATACTGAAGTTCGTGGGTTACAGGAACGCGATGCAGAAGCTTTCCGTAAATACCAGTGGAAACCTGCTGAAGCGCTGCCGATGCCAAAAGCTCCTCCGGGTTGGCATTACCGATATATTCGTAAGTCTATCGGCGGCATACAAGATGTGCAGAATTTTGGTAAAGCCATGCGTGAGGGATGGATTCCTGTTCCGTTGGCTGATCATCCAGAAATGGAAATGAGCATTGATCCTGCTTCTAAAGGGTCAGGTAATATTGAATACGGAGCACTTATTTTGTGCAAAATTCCTATAGAAGTTAAGGAAGCACGTGACAAGTACTACGCAAACTTTAACGCTCGTCAAATGGAAGCTGTAGATAATAATTTGATGAGAGAAAATGATCCAAGAATGCCGCTGTTTAATGAGCGAAAAACAGAAGTGTCTTTTGGTAAGGGTTCTTGATTTTTCATTAGGAGCATTTACAAATGCCTGCTTTCACTAAACCTTTTGGTTTGCAGCCTGTCAATCTAGTTGGGGGTATTCCCTATGCTGGATCGACTCGTGAGTTCAAAATTACTTCCGGTTATGCTACAGCATTACGCTATGGCGATGTAGTTAGTTTAGCTTCCGGCGTAATTGCAAAAGAAACTGGTACGACAGCGGTTACTTCCGGTGGCGTTATTGGTGTCTTTGTTGGATGTTCGTACACTGATTCAGTTCTCGGAAAAACGTTTCGTGATACGTGGACTGCTAGCACGGTTGCAGCGGATGCTGTTGCAATTGTTGTAGATGATCCTAATGCGATTTTTAGAGCCGCGTATGTGTCGAGCGGTACCACAATTTCTGCCCAAACTGCTGCTGCGGTTATTGGAAAGAATGTTGCGTTAGTGCAAAATACAACAGCAACTTCTGTTTCTGACGTTGCTGTTACGGGTGCGGCTACAACAAACACTCTTCCGCTTCGTGTAATTGGCGTTGATCCAGAATCAGCTGCTTCGGCGACTACATTTACTGCAGTATTTGTTAAGTGGAATGCAACGATGCATGCTTACACTAACATCCTTGGTACATGATCGCAATACACAACTGATTAGGATTAAATCATGGCTATCTCTCGTGCACAACTACTTAAAGAGCTGCTTCCCGGGCTGAATGCGCTGTTCGGTATGGAGTATAAGCGGTATGAAAATCAGCATACCGAAATTTATGATAATGAAACTTCAGAGCGTTCGTTCGAAGAAGAAGTGAAGCTTTCTGGTTTCGGGCAAGCCCCAGTTAAGTCGGAAGGTATGGCGATTACTTATGACAATGCGCGTGAAGCGTATGTGTCGCGGTATACGCATGAAACTATCGCTATGGGTTTTTCGCTGACTGAAGAAGCAGTTGAAGATAACCTGTACGATAGTCTTTCTGCACGTTACACAAAAGCTTTAGCTCGCGCAATGGCGTACACAAAGCAAGTAAAAGCCGCGGCAGTAGTTAATAATGGCTTTAGTGCTACTGGCGGTGATGGTGTGGCGTTGTTCAGTGCTTCGCACCCACTGACTGGTGGTGGTACTAACAGCAATCTCGGCACTGCTGCTGACTTGTCGGAAACGACTCTTGAAGCTGCGGTTATTCAAATCAACCAGTGGACAGATGAGCGTGGTCTGCTGATTGTAGCGAAGCCGGTTAAGCTTATTATTCCGCCACAACTGCAATTTGTTGCTACTCGACTGTTGCAAACTGAGCAGCGTCCTGGTACTGCAGATAATGACTTGAACGCTCTTAAGTCGAACGGCATTTTCCCGCAAGGATATGTCGTTAATAACTATCTGACTGATACAAACGCTTATTTCATCAAAACGGACATTCCAAATGGCATGAAACACTTCGTGCGTGTCCCGATGAAGACAGGCATGGATAGTGACTTCGATACTGGTAATGCTAGATACAAAGCGAGAGAGCGGTACTCGTTTGGTTACAGCGACCATTTAGGTATGTGGGGTTCTGCTGGTGCCTGATAAAAAGCTAGTCAAATCAACGACTTAGCATAAATCCTAGCAAACAAGTCGGACTTTACCAACGAGACTAGGCTAAACCTGATACATTAGGCTTCCTTTCAACTGGAGGTCAACATGGCAGGCGTAATCTACAAAATAGTCAACTTGGTAACGTCCGATTTTTATGTAGGAAGCACAGGTAATTTTTCTAGGCGTATAGTTGTACATCGTCAGCGGCTGAAAAGAAATAAGCACCATTGTAAACACCTTCAAGCGGCGTGGAACAAATACGGATTTTCAGCATTTGCTTTTGTGATAGTTAAAGAACTAGATACAGATGAAGCGCTATTTGCTGAAGAACAAAAATGGTTAGATGAGCATGTAGGTAAAGATTATTGCTATAACCATTCAAAATGTGCAGAAACGCCGCTTCGTGGATTAGCTAAAGAAAAGCACCCACGTTTTAGTCAGCCAAAGACTTCAGAAGAACGCCAAAAGATTTCGGATACGCTGAAAGAGTTTTATGCTGAAGCCCCGGAAAATCACCCGCGCTACGGCAAAGAACACACAGACGAAGCAAGAGCTAAAATCTCTGAAAATCGCAAAGGCAAGGCAGCGGGCGCAGAGCACTATAGGTTTGGCAAACATCTTTCTGATGAAGTAAAAGCAAAAATATCTGCTGCACAGCTAGGTAAACCAAAAGGCCCTAGAATTCTGACAGAAGAAGGTCGAGCAAAGATTAAAGCAGCAGTAGAAGCAGGCAATTATTCACACTGGACTGGCAAGAAGCATACAGATGAAGCGAAAGCAAAGATGTCAAAAAAGGTGTTAGTAGTGGCGCCTGATGGACATCAAACGGAATATGCCAGCATCACTAAATTGCGCGCGGCACTCAATATGACACCAATTTCGGTTGACAGGGCACTAAAATCTGGCGTGCCGGTATCTAAAGGCCCGCGCCAAGGGTGGATGTTCAAATATGTATAGCCGAAGGCCGCTTCTCGCGGCCTTCTGTTCTCCGAGAATTCATTTCCTACTAACTGACTCGGCAGATTTGACCAAATAGTAGGCGCAAGAGGTCATCATGAGTTTTACTACATTTTCTGGTCCTGTAGTTGCTGGTAATGTTAAAACAGGCTCTGCTCGTAATACGGGCAGTGTAGTTTTGGCACAATCGTATACTATTCCGTATACGGCCATGCTTACTTCGCCGGCAGCTTTAGAAATGTTTACTGTACCTGCTGGATCTAAGATTTTAAATTTTGGAGTAGAAGTTACAACTGCTATTACTACTGCGACTAACTGTGGTATTGTTATTGGAAGCAGCGGTACAGCCAATAAATATGTAACTACATTTAATACTGGAACATCTGTGGCTAGAGTATCTCCTGCTACTATTGCAGCAGCTTTTCAAGCAGATGATTGTAGTAATGTTGGAACTACTGATGCTGCTATTTATGTAACACCAACTGCTGCTGGTGGCAATGCTGCTGCTGGAGAAATAGTTATTACTTGTTATTATGTGCAGCGTACATCTGCTGGCGCAGCTATGCCTACTGGTTCGTTGCTTTAAGGACTAACTTATGTCTATGCTCACTGATGTCAGTGCAGCATACCTAACTAGTACGAACACTGCGTACTCGGGTAGAACTCGGGTGCGCGGTTATGTAGTTACTGGCACAGGTACTGCAGTCTTTAGGGATGGCGGCGCTAGTGGTACTACTAAGCTTACGGTAAACAATACCAACACTACGCCCGTACTTATTCCAGCAAACGGAATTTTGTTTAACACAGATGTACATGTAACGATTACAAGCTTAACTGCTATCACGGTGTTTTATGGCTAAAGACACTATGAAAATGATAAATGCCGAAATTGATTTCATGAAGCGTAAAAAAGCGCCTAAAGAAATGATTAAGCATGAAATAGCTGAAAAACGCACTATGGCTAAAGAAGGATATTCTTCTGGTGGCATAGTTCGTGGGGCCGGTGCGGCTGTTCGCGGAAAACGCTTTTCAAGGGCAGGTTGATATGGGTAAACTCTCTGAAGCTGAGCTGGCAAAGCTCATTGGTAAGCGCACCCCGCGCCGGGGCGAAGGACAATCTCCAGGCCCTAACTGGACCCTTAAGAGGGAAGAAAAAACGCCTTCTAGCGCATCTTCAGGACCTGTTAATTTTTTGAATCCCAAAGAAGTGACGGAACGTAGGCTTAGTGAAGCTGAAAAAGGTATGAAGTGCGGTGGTAAAGTTAAAAAGATGGCTGCTGGCGGTACTGTTCGTGGTACGGGGTGTGCTACTAAGGGTACTAGGTTTAAAGGAACGTACTAATGGCTAAGAACTGGATCAAGGGAGCCATTAAACATCCAGGTGCATTACATAAGCAGTTGGGTGTTCCTCAAGGCCAAAAGATTCCAGAAAAGACATTAGCTAAAGCCGCAGACGCTGGTGGTACGTTGGGACGGCGTGCTAGATTAGCGCAAACGCTAAAAAAGATGCATAGTAAATGACAACATCTGGTACGTCAACATTTAACCTCGATATAGTAGAATTGATCGAGGAAGCCTACGAGCAGGCTGGCTTAGAGTTGCGTACTGGTTATGAACTTAAGACCGCGCGGCGCAGTCTTAATTTACTGGCGCTTGATTGGGCAAATAGAGGGTATAATCTTTGGACGATAGAACAAGGTACTTTTCCTTTAGTTCAAAGTGTTGAACAGTATGATTTACCCGTAGATACTGTTGATATAATCGAAGCTGTTATTCGTACAAGTGTTAATAGTGTTAATACAGATTTTGTACTATCTAGAATTAGTGCTGTTTCATATGCCACAATTCCAGTAAAAGCTACTTTAGGTAGACCTGTTCAAATTTGGGTAAATAGGCAAACTACGCCAAGAATCGTGCTTTGGCCTGTTCCACAAAACAACGATT